ACGGTCCTCGACGGCCGAAAGGTCGGCGAGCATCGCGGCCACAGCGGCGGCGCGGTCCTGAAGCTTCGAGAGTTGAGTGGCCATCCGTGGCGCTCCGTAGTTGGTGAACGGTGACAGTCCGTGTCTGTCGTTCACACTACGGCAGCAATCGCCGCCGCCCTAGCGTTTCGGTTCTACGTAGAACGAACGGCGGCAGATGTATTCCGATGGCACGACCACCTTGCCACGGAACTCGCAGCACGGGCACTCGACGTACCGTACCTGCTGGTCGCCAGCAGCCTTGCTCGTGTACGTGCGAATGCGGCCACGCTTGCACTGCGGACACGGGTCGCCGGGTCTAGCCACGCTTGCTCCTAGCCTAAGTCCGACGCGATGGAGTCCAGGTCGTCATTCACTTCGGCCAACTGCTTCCGCAGTCCGTCCATCTCCTCGATAGCAGCCAACAGTGCAGCCTCGGGGTCTTTGTCGTCAGACCGCTTTTTCATGGCATCCAGCTTGGCTTTCAGTTCGGCGATTCTCGCCTTGCTGGCTTCTACCTTTTGCGTCAGAGATTCCTTGCGGGCAGTCGCCTCTTTGAGCTTGGCTTGCGCAGCGGCAACCTTTTCCTTGGCCGCCTCGACCCTGCCGGTACCCATCTGCGATTTGACTTCGTCTAGTTTCTTCTGGATTTTGGCAACCTTGTCGTTGGCCTTCTTGACCTCGCGGTCCGCTTCCTTTTGGGTTCCCTCGATGCGATCGCGGTAGCGTTCCTTCCGGCCGCCACTGGATGAGCCCGACCCATCGGCCTTGTCGCCGCCGCCACCACCTCCACCCTCCTTGCCGCAGGTCGGGTCAACGCCGCCGCCGGCACCGGTCGCACAGAACCCGCGAACGTGGCCAGCCCTACCACGGATCATCGTGCGAAGCACGGCCGCCTTCAGCCGCACCGCCATCGACTTCGCCCGAGCCGAGTCCGCGGCGAACGATTCGTCGGCGTCCTTGGCCTGGTGCTGGCAGCTGCACCGCGCCTCTTCCTGCTCGGCCATCCACGCCTCCATGCTGCGACGGGCCACGGCCGCAGACGAAGACGAGTATGCCGGGTGCGTCACGACGGACACGTCGAACAGGCCAGACACCTCGCGGATCGAGCGACGCGGCACGCCGTCCTCGCCCGGTGCCCACGACTGCCCCTTCTGCTCAACCGTGAACGCGAACGATGAGCCGCGCAGGTCACCGCGGGCGGTGAGTTCCGAGATGGTGCGGCCCAGTTCCGTGTTCGGCAAAACGACCGAGTACCGCAGCCCCTTCTCGTCGCTCGACAGTTCCAGCGTGCCCGACGACGTGCGGCCCAGCAGCTGGTTGGCATCGTGGTTGAACAGGGCCACCACGTCACGCTTGCCACGCTGGCGGTTCAGCACCTTGTCGAACGCCCCCGGCAGGATGGTCTCGCGGAACCCGCCAAGGTCCACCGAGGTGGTGTTGTAGCGAACGGCATAGCCAGACAGGACAGTGCGGCCGTCGGCCCGAGTCTCGACAGCCACGCCGCCGTCGTCGGCGAACTCCCAGTCGCGCCGCTCGATCTCCGTCGCCACCGACACCACGTCCATCTCATCAGCCATCGCTCGCCTCCGTGCTCGGGGTATCTTGTGCCGGCGTGTCTTCGCTGGTTCCGTCCTGCTCCTCGGCCACGTCCTCGACCATGTCGCCCGGCGTGTCCTCAACCTCGCCCGGCGAGTCGTCGCCTTCTGGCATCGGCCCAAGGTTCTCCTTCTGCCGCACCTCTTCGGGCGTCAGCCACCGATTGCGAATGGCGATCTCGTACGCCTGGTACCGCGTCGTGATGTCCGACCGCAGCAGCCCTTCGACGAGGAACTCCGCGTACAACTCGCCGTCCTCGGGGAGCACGTCCCGCTCAATCGCACCCTCGATCCGCCGCAGCCACGGGGCAATCGTGAACTTCTCGAACGACACCATCTCGCTCTGCAGGTTGCCCCACGTCGCGCGGCCCAACTCCTGAATCATGTGCGGCGGCATCCGCCAGATGCGGCAGATCGCCAGCAGCGATTGCATCCACAACTCGGCCAGTTGGCTCTCTTGATTCGTGGCCGTGATCGTGTCCGCCTTCAGGCCGTTGCTCAACACCGCCGTCTCGCCAGCGTTCCGCGCCCCCTTGTGCCGGGCGTTCCACGACTCGCGGAGCCCACGCCGCTGCTCCTCGTTGAGCACTTGGTCGGTCGTGAGGATCAGCCCCGGCTGAGCTTGATTCCTGTAGAAGTTGGCCGCGTAGCCCTCCAGGCTGCGAGCCAGGCTGATCGCATCCCGGCCCAACTCGATCGGCACCTCGCCGTGGATGCCGTCAAACGAGATCCACGGGATGTGGCAAATCTGGTCGTCGCGGTAGATCGTCTGCCGGCCCGTCTTCGGGTCCGTGAACAGGTACGTCTTCGTGCCCTCGTCGTCGGGCTCGACCTGCATGCCGGCCGGGTTCAGCGGTCGCAGTTCGGTCACCTGCCCATCGGGGCCGCGGAACTTGAACTGGTAGGACGAGCCGTAGAACCCCATGTGCAGGCAGATTTGCTCAACCCACTGATACCGGGTCTGGTAGCGGTTCGGTCGCTTGGCGAGCACGTTGTAGATCGCCAAGTCCTTGGCCCGCTCGCTGCTGTGGTCGTCCAGCCGGCGATAGACGTGGAACGGCAGGCAGGCCACGGTCTCGGCCACCACGCGGGCACACGCCATGTACGCCGCCGTCCGCATGGCGGTCTCGGGAGTCACCCGCACGCCAGACTCGGCAGCAGCGGCAACTAGGTCATCCCAGCGGCTCATCCGGGTCTCAAGCCAGCGGATCTCGGGGAGCGTCGCATCCATGCGGTGTTCACCAGAAGGAAAGTTCGGGCATCGCCTGCGGCGTCAGGCTTTCGCCCATGTGCGAGCCGATCGCCATCACCAGAGCCACCATGCCGTCGATACGTTCCGTGCTCTTCGCCTTGCTGGGCTTGATGTTGCCGGCCGAGTCGCTCTGAACCGCTACGTTTCCTGCTTGCCAGCCTAGCACCGGATGCCCAGCGTGCCGCAGTTTGCCGTCGATCGTGAGTGCCTCAAGACGCTTCGCCGGGGCACTCATCGACGCGAACCCTTGCCCAAACATCTGCACCGGCAAGCCCTCGGCAACGAGCTCCTGTGCCAGCATCGTCGCGTTCCATCGGTCGATGGCGATCTGCTTCGGCTGGAACCGCCCGCAAAACTCCATGATGTCCCGCTTGATCGTGGCGTAGTCCGTGCTCTTCCCGTCCGTCAGCCGCAGGAATCCGTCCCTCGCCCACTGGGTGTAGGGCACCCGGTCAGTCCGCTCCCGCTCCGCGGCGTTGGCCTCGGGGCACCAGAACATCGGGACCACGTCGTACCGGCCAGACTCGTCGGGAAACACAGCCACGAATGCCGACGTGTCCCACGTACTCGCCAAGTCCAGCCCCGCCCAGAACGGCCGCCCCTCCAACGGCTCGAGCTCCACGCCGCAGGCCGCCCACTGGTCAGGACGAATCCACCGGATGTCGCTGGTCGTGGGGATGTTCAGCCGGTACCGCAAGAAGGCGTTGAGCTTGGTGGCAGAGTTCTCGGCTTCCTTGCAGTCAGCGGCGAATGACTCCTCGCTGATCGTCTCGCCTAGCGAGGGGTTCGCCTTGTGCCAGACCTTCGGCGACTTCCAATCGTCCTCCCGGTCCGCGGCGTAGATGCAGCCGAAGAACGACGGGTCGAAACCAGCCGGGTCGGAAAGGCACCGCTCGGCGTAGTCGTGCTGGTCGTACCACAAGTGGGTCTTGTTCGCCTCGCCAGCCGTCGTGATCGACAGCACCAGCGGCTGACGCCGAGCCGCACCGCCGTACCGAAGGGCATCCCACAGCCGGCGGTCGCCCCGTTGAGCGTGCAACTCGTCGAACAGCAGGCAGGAGATATTGAGCCCCTCGGCCCGGAACGCATCCGCCGACAGCACTCGGTAGAACGAGTTGCTCCCACGATGCACGATCGTTTTCCGCGAGTCGAGCACCTCCAGCACCTTCGACAGGGCCGGCGACGAGCGGACCATCGACGCGGCTTCTCGGTAGATGATGCCTGCCTGCTCGCGATCCGACGCGGCACCGTAAACCTCGGCCCCGGCTTCGCCGTCAGCCACCAGCATGTAGAGCGCGATGCCGGCGAGTAGCGTGGATTTGCCGTTCTTCTTGGGGATCTCGATGTAGGCCTGCCGATGCTGCCGCGTGCCGTCAGGTTTCAACCGGCCGAAGATCTCGCCCAGCACGTACTTCTGCCACGGCAGCAGCAGGAACGGCTGCCCGGCCGTCTGGCCCTTGCTGTGCTTCAGCACCGTCTCGAAGAAACGGTACACCCGGTCGGCCTTCGCCTGGTCGATGCCGGGGCGATGCTTAGCCGTGGGCGAAGAACTCTTCGAGCTCGTCCTTTTTGACTTCGACTTGCGTGGCAAGCTTCGTTCTCGACGAGGGGGTCAGCCCGAACTCTGACAACAGGCTAGCCTTCATGGCAACCAACGAGCGGTACATCGGCCCCGCCGGGTTTGGCTTCACGCCGCCAAGGTCCGTGTGCATCACCGCCCCGCCGGCCCGCAGCTGGAGAAGGCACGACTGCTCGGCCGAGTGGACTTCGCACAGCGTCGCCAAGGCTTCGCCGTCGCCGGTCGTCAGGACGCCCATCCGAGTCAGGATGCCGGCGAGCTCGTGCCACTTGGCCACGGCAACCTCGTCCACCGCGAGACGCTCGGGCATCGGCGGGACACCTGCCGGCATGCTGGGCTCGCGGCCTGCACGCTTCTTTGCAGTTCCCTCAAGGATGCGTAGACCCGTCGGCTTCGGCCGCCGCCCTGCTTTTGCCATGGTGGCCTCCTGCTAATCGGCCGGCTAAGGACACGTCCCGTGCCGCTAAATGTGTGAAAAACCCGGGCGATTTCGATGCCGCGTACGCACGCTGCCCCGCACGTGATTAATCTCGTTTGCTCAAATATTTTTCACTTGTCGGCCGCTAAAACAGCCTCATTTGGCCTATCAGTTTGGCGTTTTTCCTGACGTTGCACGACAAGCACGCACACTGGCAGTTCTGCTCAACATGAGGGCCGCCCCTAACCATTGGGATGATGTGGTCAAGGCTTGCTGTCCTTGGGTGAAGCCTTCCTGTGACCTTGTGCCGCTTGGCCTTCCTCAGCACAGCGTGCCCGCACAACTGACACCGCCATCCATCACGCTCAAACACCATGCGACGCGAGACGTGGGTGTATGGCACACCGTACAGAATGGCCCGAGACTTGTAATCTCCGCGGTATAGGTTGCACTCGTCGCAGGACGAACGCCCTCTTCCGTTGCGATGCTTAGTCTGAATGCTGCATCGGCAATACTTGCACGACCTGCTGGCGGACACTGGAACAAGGCGCACTCCAGTGAGACGCTCATACCTATCCCTCGACTTCTGCCGCCCGTATTCACGTCCGCATGCTCTGCTGCACGTCGATGTGTTTCTTCCTTGCCTTCCTGAAACGCAAGGCCTGCCACACACACGGCAATCCCGAATATCGCCAATGCACGCGCCGATGAGCATGCCAAACACGCCTACGATGACGCTGACTACCTCGTCGCTGTTGTGACAGTGTCGGCAGTAGTACGGGGCCATGCCGGCATCAAGCCACAGCACCACGCCGCACGCCCTGCACCGGTGGCCATTATCCCGCAGCACTTCATACTCAGGCAGGCCATGCTCACACGCCGCCTGTGCCGCTCGCAGGCGACCCCTGCGGGCCTTGTCTCGCTTGCGCGTTTCGGCATTGTCGTAGACGCGCTGGCATGGCTGGCAACGCTTTCTGCGGCCGTTACGAGATGCAGGAACGGTTGCGCCGCAGTCAACGCACGACAAATGATGGCAGCGATGGCTCATGCACGCATGCTGCCGCATCTGTCAAGCCTTTCTGCGTCTTGCCATGGGGCCAAACGCGCCGCCTTGTTCTTCCATTACGGTCTTGCGGCTATGGCAACTGCGGCAGAGCGTCCGCAGGTTGCCCATCAGGTCAGATCCGCCGGCTGCCTTGGGGACGATGTGGTCAACGTGGGCCTCGCGTCCAGTCACGATCCGGCCACACTGCTGGCACTGCCAGTTGTCGAGGAGCAGCCTTTCAGCCCTGGCCAAACGCCATGACCGCTTTCCGTAGCCTGCCAGAGACTGGTCCCTGCCTATGCCGCTGCGTTGCTTGGGCTTCCTGTTGACCCACGGCGGCCTGAACGTCGGTATTCGGTCTGGCACGTCAGCCCTTGAACACGGCGGTCCCGATGGTGCCCGTGCTGTTGGTGGTGGCCGACAGCAGCTTGATGTACTGCGTGGCGAACACCTCGTCGGGCAGGGCATAGGCACGGCCTTCGGTAGTGGACGCGGCGAGGGTCACCTTCACGACTGCTCCGTCCTTGTCGTACAGCTGGAAGAACGGGCCGCTGGTCGTGTCGCTGGCCCAGATGTTGATCTGAGTGGCTGCGGTCAGCATGGTGCCTACCTCGATGTGCCCGCCGGCCATGTCCAACATGGGCAGCGTGTTGGCGACCGAGGTGGCGGTCGAGAGCGTGAAGGCGAACGTCTTGCTCTTGCGGCGGATTCTGACTTCCGACATGGCTATAGCTCCTTGTGAGGCACGGGTGCGGCCCGGTGCGTGGCCTTTCGCTTCAGCCTACCCCGCGCCAGCGACTTCGTCGGAGGTTGCTCACAGCAGCCGCACGCGGTTCGGCCCGGCGGGGACGACGTTGATGTTGACGGTTGCCTCCGGGTGGGGAGGCGACGGCAGTCCCGCCGCGTACTGCTCTGGCGTGATTTCTTCGACGGCACCGGCGGCAAGCAGTTGCGGCAGCAATGTTGCGGCCGGCTCCCACGCAACAAACTCGTCATGTACTGCCAGCATCACTCGCCCCGATACGTCCTTGGGCGCGACGGCCACCGGGTCAAAACATGTCAGCGTCTTGCCGTCTGCCGACGGATGCCCCCACGCGGCGTCCAGTTGCAGCCGGATCGTCTCATACAGCGACAGGTCTGCCGTGCGAAAAAACCTCATGGCAGCGTCACTCCCCACTTTTGGGCGAGATACTTTTCGACCGATGACAGTTCTGAAGCCGTCAAGGTTCTGCTGTACAACAGGATTTCTGC